CGACAAGAAAGATCCTTGCTCTGCGCTGGGGTACACCCCAGAATTGAGCGTCGAGAAGGCGGTAAGCCACGCTCCATCCGTCTCCCAGATACACGTCGGCGTAAGGCCATCCGTTTTTACCAGGTGCAGGCACCTCGGCGGACGGCTCTTTGACGCCGATGACCGCCTCAAGGACTGCCTTGAAGTCGGCCCCTCCGTTTGAACTGAAGGCGCCGGGGACGTTCTCCCAGACGCAGTATCTCGGATATTCTCCATTGGTTTTTTCCCTCATTTCTCTGATGATGCGGATCGCCTGATGGAACAGGCCGGAGCGTTCTCCGTCAAGTCCGGCTCTGCGTCCCGCGACCGACATATCCTGACACGGACTGCCGAAGGTGATGATATCCACGGGCGGCAGGTCGGCGCCGGAGAGCGCGGACACATCCCCGTAATGAAGCATTTCAGGCAGCCGCTTCGTTGTCACGCGCACGGCGAAGGGCTCCACCTCGGAAGCCCAGACAGGCTCGATCCCGGAGAGGATGCCTGCCAAAGGAAAACCCCCGGAGCCGTCAAACAGGCTGCCGAGGGTGAGACGTTTATTCATGTTCTACCTCTTTCACAAGGTCTGAGTAGTTGATCCGCTGCCCGTTCCGTTCTACAAACACCTGTTCTGCGTTTCCAAAGTCTTCGACATATCTGCGGAGGATGACGGAGGCATACTTGGGATCGAGTTCCATCATGCGGCAGATCCGCCCGGTCTGTTCACAGGCCATCATGGTCGAGCCGGAGCCGCCGAAAGTGTCAATGACAACGCTGTTCTCCTGCGAGGAGTTCTTTATGGGATAGGCCAGCAGGTCGAGCGGCTTGCTTGTCGGATGGTTCTCGTTCCGCTTGGGCTTGGCGAAGCTCCAGATCGTAGTCTGCTTGCGGTCGGAGTACCATGGATGCTTCCCGTTCTGAAGGAAGCCGTACAGGATCGGCTCGTGCTGCCACTGGTAATCCGAGCGGCCGAGCACCAGGGAGTCCTTCACCCAGATACAGCATCCGGCGAGGTGGAAGCCTGCGTCGATAAACGCCCGGCGGAAGTTCAGCCCTTCGGTGTCGGCGTGGAATACGTAGGCCGCGCCGCCTTTCTCGAGCACATCCGCCATGTTCTTGAACGCGGAGAGCAGGAAGGTGTAGAACTCTTCGTTCTTGATGCTGTCGTTCTGAATCGTCAGGCCGCTGGAGCTTTTGAAAGATACACCGTAGGGCGGGTCCGTCACGATCAGGTTCGCGCGGGTGCCGTCCATGAGCTTCTGTACATCTTCCGCTTTGGTGGCGTCGCCGCACATGAGCCTGTGCCGGCCGACCGTCCACACGTCTCCGGGCTCCACAAACGTAGCCTTCTCCAGCGCGGCGGAGAGGTCATAGCCGTCATCTTTAACGTCGGCGTTTTTATCCTCGAAAAGGTCAGCCAGCTCATTCTCGTCAAACCCGGTAAGGAGCGGGTCAAAATCCTCCGCCCGCAGCGACTCGATCTCCACTCGCAGGAGCTCCTCGTCCCAGCCGGCATCCATGGCCATGCGGTTGTCCGCAATGATGTACGCTTTTTTCTGGACCTCGGTCAGATGATCCGCAAACACGCAGGGAACTTCAGTCATGCCTTCCTCTTTGGCGGCAAGCAAACGACCGTGACCGGCGATCACGCCATAGTCACGGTCGATTATGATTGGATTGATAAACCCGAACTCCCGGAGCGAAGACCTGAGCTTCAAAATCTGTTCCGGGGAGTGGGTGCGCGCGTTGTTGACATAGGGAACAAGCTTCCCGATAGGGACAAGCTGCATTTCAGTCGTGGTAGTCACGGTCGGATCAGCCCCCATTCGGCAAACTTCTCAAACCCGCCGAGCGACTCGATATACTCCCGGGCGATTTTTACGATCTCCGAGTACGGACGCCCGTCAATGCTGTCGTCGCCGATAGCGCAGCAGAGCTCCACAGGCCTGCCGGTCTTCTGTGCCTTGAGCCAGGCATAGATGTTGACGCTGACGTCGGCCTTGCTCAGGTCCTTGCCGTGCAGTCCGCCGCCGGTCACGCTGTCGCCCATATCGGAGCCGAGCTTACGGTTCGTGGCCCCGGTATCCACATCGGTGCCGCCGGTCCAGTCGCCGAGCGGATTGATCTCCGCGTCTGGGAAAAGACGGTCCAGCACACGGCTGGAGGCATTGCTTTGGCAGATAATGAGCCGGTCATCATCCAGAATGTACTTTCCGTCATATGGAAAAAGCTCATAGATGAAGCCAGCGGCGTCGGTCAGTTCATCCTGCTCGGCGGTGACGGGGACGCCCTTGAAAATACCGTTATCTCCACAGCGGATCTTGTCCTGCTGATTCTTGGCGAGGTGGCTGTCCTGGGGCACACGGGTATAGTGTACATTCAGCTTTCCGGCGATGCGGTTTACCGCTCTCAGGATATAGCTGGCCGGGATCCGCACGGAAGACTCGGCTATGATGTAGCAGTTGCCATGGCCGATCAGCACCTCAACCGCGATCTTCGGATCATCCTCGAAGGCATACGCCAGGTCTACGATCGCGCCGGCGATACGGTCGGCTATTTTGTCCGGGTGGGACGGGTTCACTTTTTCGTACATTCTTTCATCCTTTCCTGGCGCGGAGAAGCCGCTCCATAACATCGTCCTGGGGAGTGGGGCCGCTCCATTCAACAGAGCAGTTCTCCTTCACTATCTGGTAGATCTGGTACCAGAGCTGATTACACTGTTTGGCGTAGTCCCGGGAGATGGCCACATACGGCGACGTCATCGCGCCTCCGGTCGTGGGATGCTTCGCCAGGAAGCCGAACTCGCTGATGGCGGTTTCGCACTGGATCCATCGGGCGCCCGCCATGGCGTACTGCTCGATAAGCAGAGGCCCGACGTACTGGTCGCACTTCCTCGCACGGAGCCAGTTCCATACTTCCTCGTACAGTTCTTCGGCGCAGAAGTCCCTGCCGTCTTTCTGCCTGGCCTTGAGATACTCCTTCGCCGGCGGCATGTCCGCACCGAGGAGGCCCTCAGCCGCATCGCCGAAGTCTATGACCGTCAGCTCGTGCCCTCCGGGGTTGCCGGAAACAACGCGCTCGGTCAGCGCCTTCTTTTTTGGCCCTGTGCCGGGCCTCGCGCCGCCGCGCATCGTGCCGTCCTTGGCCATTGTTTCACCTCATTTCGGGGACCCTGGGCTATCCCCACGTTTGAACAGGAATTTTTGCGTAAAAGGCCCCGCGCCGTTCCCACAGGGGACCCTCAACAGAGATTTTGACCGCCCTACCGGTCTGCCGAGTGAGGCAGCCTCGTGCCCAGCTCAGCGTGACGCATCTGATGACACGAACGGCAGAGCGCGACAAGATTGCGCCTGTCATGCGTGCCGCCGTCCGACAGCGGAACGATGTGGTGGACCTCTTCTGCCTCTTTCAGAACGCCGTTGGCGTAGCAGTCCTCACAGAGAGGGTGCTTCCTGATATACGCGTCTCTGATCCGCTTCCACGCCCGGCCGTATTTCTTCCTGTCAGTCGGGCGCTGGTATCTGTTGTAGAATTGTTCGGCCTGCTTTTTATGCGCGGAGCAGTACTGCTCGCCGGGCTCCGCCAGGTTGGGGCAGCCGTTCATGCGGCACGGACGCCGCGGACTGTGTGGCATCGGATTGACTTCCTTCCTGAGCTGTGGTATATTTCTGCCCGTTGTGCTATCAGCCTTATGGCGGGGAGATGATTTCATGCTGATCGATAAGCTGGACGATTGGAGCGCGCTGACTCCTGAGCAGAAGAAGCGTCGATTGTTTGAGCGGCAGAAGGCTACGCTCGACGCTTTTCTCGAACGCCGCGCCATCAGCAAAGCCGAGTATGATAAAAGCCTTCACGACATGACTGTAAAAATGGGCTATGCCGATAGCGATAACGCTTGACATTTAACGCGAGACGTTATATAATCTCCTCAGTCAACAGAGAAAGGGTGCAGTGCATTTGATCAAATCATTTTCAAATAAAGAAACAGCATCCCTTTTCAACACCGGTCATTCCAGGATTTTCAGCAATATAGAGCGTATTGCCCTGCGCAAGCTGGACATGATAAATGCCGCGGTCAATGTAGAAACGCTCAAAGTCCCGCCCGGAAACAGGCTGGAAGCTCTTAAAGGGAACCGCCAGGGTCAATACAGCATAAGAATAAATGACCAGTGGCGCATATGCTTTAAGTGGGAAGGCCGCGATGCATATGATGTTGAAATCGTCGATTATCACTGATTGGAGGAGAAATGATGAGAACTGAAAACTTGATTCATCCCGGAGAGATCCTTC